AGATGAACCGACTGAACGAAGACGATGGGCTTGAGGAACTGGGGTGGCTTGCCGCCATGTTGGCGGCGTTGGGCTTCCTGTTCTTTTCCCTGGTGTATTTCCTGCACTGGGCGGGGTGGGTATGAAGAAAATAATTCCAATCCTGGCGCTTGTCTGCGGCCCTGCCCAGGCACAGTTCTTCAGCGGGAACGAACTTTACGAGCGCCTTCGAGATGGGCGGCTTTCCCAAGTCATGTTCTACGTGGCGGGCGTCCATGATGCCAACGACAAGGTTCTGTTCTGCTCACCAAGCGATGTGACCTTGGGTCAGGCACTCGATGTGGTTAAACGCTATCTGGAAACAAGGCCAGAGCAGAGGCACTTGTCTGCCGACTTCTTGGCGTCGCAGGCAATGCGTGCTGTGTGGCCATGCCGGAAGGGGAGCGGGATATGACCCGAGAAGAAATCATTGAACTGGCAAACAAGGCGCATGCCTACATCGACCGTCACTTCCTAGTTGCTTCTAGCACGGGCATTGCTTCGTTTGAACACTTTGCTCGACTGGTGGCCGAGCGGGAACGAGAAGCCTGCGCGAAGGTGTGTGATGACGAGGGACTGCACATAACTGCATCCATCATCAGAGCAAGGGGGAAGGAATGAGCGGCGACCACAACGCTCATCAGAAACCCAAGCAGACCAAGGAAGAGCGGGAGTACCACCGCAAGCGCGGGGCCGAGATACTGGCGCAGATACAGGCGGCTAGGGAACCAAAGCAGCACGTGTCCGAGAGGTCGGTGCGGGTGACCATCGGCATGATGAGAACCCTCGCAAACAAAATCCCCATAAGCCCGTTCCACCTACACGCCGCAGATCAGATGGAGCGGATGTTGGACGAACTGATTCGATTGAGAGGAAGAGATGACAGAAAAGAAACTTGAGATCGTGTTTGCGCAAGGAGCCTTTGACAACTTTGAAGGCACTCAAGAAGAACTTGATGAGTTGGTTGCCGGGATCAAGCAGATGATGGAAGACGGCACCTTGTTTGAGAATTCAACTGAGGTGTCGCCTGAAGAAGCCGAGATGGTTTGGCAGCGGCTGTCCAACATGAAGGATCGGCAATGAACCACATCGACCTGCTCAAACGCTGTCATGCATTGTTACGACGAGTGGATACTGTGACCCCTGAAGGCCGCTTGTCACTGGATGGTGACCGACTGGCCAAAGAGATCAACGACTACCTCAACAGCGTAAACAATGAAGTGCCCAACATGCGGAGTGCCGAGCCACGTCCTCGAAACCCGAACGACAACTGGTGGACTGAAGCGAAGGAGATATGAATGCTCACAGTGCAAACAAAGGTTCACGACAGTGGAGACACCACAGGACCTGCGGCTGGACATGCACAACAACCCGCACCGCCACGAGCAAACGATACGCAAGTCGCGGGCAACCACTACAAGCAGTTCCAAATCGAACCCTGGGACGCCATCATTGACTGGAATCTTGGCTACTTGGATGGCAACGCCGTCAAGTACCTCAGTCGATGGCGACACAAAAACGGATTAGAAGACCTGAAGAAGGCGCGGCATTACATCGACAAACTCATTGAAACAGAGATGGAGAAAAGAGATGGAACTGACTCAAAGCCAACTTAAGCAAATTTGGAAACATGCCAGTGAAGCCGATGGTGGCTACTGCCCCGTGTGCGAACGGTGGGGCAAGGTCAACTCGGTGCGCCTGACGGGCAGCATGGTGCGTGCCCTGGGGTGGCTGTACAAAGAGATGCAGGTCACGGGAGAGCAGTGGATCAACATCCCGACAGAAGCACCGAAGACCGTGATGCGTTCCTACAGCGTCACAAGTTTTAAGTACTGGGGCTTTGTGGAGCCGCGACCCAAACTTGCCAAGGTAGTCCAACTGCCACGAGTGCGGGGTCAGAAACGAGAGCCGCAGGTCAAGACGCGCACGTCAGGATACTGGACGGTGACCGATGCAGGCAGGGCGTTCCTGACCAACCAAGTCCGAGTGCCGGATCGAGCGTTCGTTTACGCTGATGCCGTGCAGGGCTACGGGTTGGACACCGTGTCTGCAAAAGAAGTCATGGACAGGAAGTTTGATTACGACGCCATGATGAACGACATCTACGCACTGCACAAGGCCACCCATGCAACTCATCACGCTTGACTTCGAAACCTTCTACGACCGCGACTTCTCACTGACCAAACTGACGACCGAGGAGTACATCCGCGACCCTCGCTTTGAGGTGATCGGTGTGGGCGTCAAGGTCGGCGACGAGACCGCCGTGTGGGGCAGCGGCACCAAGGAAGAGATCGGCGACTGGCTGAAATCTTTTGAGATGGAGAAGCACATGGTGTTGGCGCACAACACCATGTTCGACGGGGCAATCCTGTCGTGGTTCTTCGACATCCATCCGAAGATGCTGCTCGACACCATGTGCATGTCCCGTGCGTTGTTTGGCGTGGAGGTGAGTTCGTCTCTGGCTGCTGTAGCCGAAAGGCTACAGATCGGGCGCAAGGGCGACGAGATCATCAACGCGATGGGTAAACGCCGAGCCGACTTCACCGAGGCGGCGCTGTCTCGGTACGGGGACTACTGCATCAACGACGTGGAGTTGACGCACAAGGCGTTCATGAAGATGTCCCCCGACTTCCCGGTGACGGAGTTGCGGATCATCGACCTGACGCTCAAGATGTTTACTGAGCCGGTGCTGGTGGTGGATCAGAGTGTCCTGGCTAAACATCTTACCGAGGTGGTCGAGCGCAAGGAGAAGTTGCTCCAAGAGTGCGGCGTGGAGAAGGAAGAACTGATGAGCAATCAGAAGTTCGCCGACGCCCTGCGTACGCTTGGGGTAACTCCTCCTACAAAGATGAGCCCACTCACCAATAAAGAAACGTATGCGTTTGCCAAGAGCGACGAGGCGTTCCTGCGTCTGTCTGAGCATCCTGACTGGCGCGTGCAGGGGTTGGTGGCTGCACGTCTGGGGCTGAAGTCCACCCTGGAGGAGACACGCACCCAAAGATTCTTGGAGATCGCCAAGCGAGGGGCGCTGCCCGTGCCCCTGCGCTACTACGCCGCACACACCGGGCGGTTCGGGGGCGACGACAAGATCAACATGCAGAACCTGCCGAGCCGGGGCGACAACGCAGGCAAGATCAAGAAAGGGATCATGGCCCCACCGGGCTACAGCATCATCGACGCCGACTCCTCACAGATCGAGGCGCGGGTGCTTGCGTGGTTGGCAGGGCAGGATGATCTGGTCGAGGCGTTCGCTCAAGGTAAAGATGTGTACAAGAAGATGGCCGCACCCATCTACAACAAACCCGAAGGGGAGATCACCAAGCCCGAGCGGTTCATGGGCAAGACCACTGTACTGGGCTGCGGCTACGGCATGGGGGCGGTCAAGTTCCAAGCCCAACTCAAGACATCTGACGTGACCATCTCATTGGACGAGGCCCGGCGTATCGTGGAGGTGTACCGCCAAACAAACTATGCCGTGACCGCCCTGTGGCGGCAGGCGCAGATGGCCCTGGTGGCTATCTCCCGATGGGACGATGGCAAGGTGCCGTTCGGGCGTGACGGGGTGTTGGAGATCGTGACACGGGAGGCAGCGATTCGACTTCCCAATGGGCTGTACCTGCGCTACGATGACCTGAAATTGAGTGAAGGCGAGAAGGGGCCGGAGTTCACATACCGCACCCGCAAGGGGCGCACCCGCATCTACGGGGGCAAGGTGGTGGAGAACGTCTGCCAAGCGTTGGCCCGGTGTTTGATCGCCGAGCAGATGCTCAAGATCGCCAAGAGATACAGAGTTGTGTTGACAGTGCACGACGCAGTTGCGTGCATTGTTCCTGATGCCGAGGTCGCGGAGGCCCAAGCCTACGTGGAAGAGTGCATGCGATGGACACCCGAGTGGGCAGCGGGACTGCCTGTCAACTGTGAATCCGGAGTTGGGAGGTCGTACGGTGATTGCTAGGGACGCATTACATGAACTGTTCATCTATGACAACGGGGTATTGCGTAACCGCGTACAACGCGGACGCGCCCAAGTTGGTAGCCCAGTCGGGACTATGGACGCATATGGATACTTAGTAGCAACTGTAGGGGGGCGAGTCTACAAAGTGCATCGACTCATTTACGCGATGTTCCACGGAGTAGCACCGGCCATCCTCGACCACATCAACGGCGACCCCGCTGACAACCGTATAGAAAACTTACGCCCCGCTACAACGCAGCAGAACGGGTACAACCGCAAGATAAATCGAACAAGTAAAACAGGGGTAAAAGGGGTAACTCGACTGCGCAGTGGGTGGATGGCGCAATGCCAAGTGACGGGGAAGCGCCACTATCTTGGAGTATTTAAGAGCCCCGACGCGGCGGCAAAAGCACTTTATCAATTCAGGTCTGATACACAGAAGGAGTTTGCACGAAATGAGTAGCACCGCTGAAGTGATTGACTACGCATATCCAACCATGATGGCTGAGAAGTCACTCAAGGCTGTGCATGACGCAGCCCTTGAGAAGGACTGGTACGTGGCCAGGGAAGAAGCCTTGATGGCCATTAAATGGATAACCGAGGCACACGCTGCACTGTTGGTGATGCAGAAGGAAGACAAGCGGTGAAGTGGTCGTACAGCAGTCTGAAGTTGTTTGAGCAATGCCCCCGCAAGTACTACCACCTGCGGGTAGCCAAGGACTTCAAGGAAGATGACAACGCCGAACATCTTATGTACGGCAAGCGATTCCACGAGGCTGCTGAACACTACATCCGAGACGGCACCCCACTGCCCGAGTACTTCGCTTTTGTGAAACCGGCTCTGGACAACCTCAACCAAATTCCTGGTGAGAAGTTATGCGAGTACCCGATGGGTATCACCGAAGACCTGCGCCCCTGTGCGTTCGACGCACCGGATGTGTGGTTCCGAGGGATCGCTGACCTGCTCATCCTCAACAAGGAGACGGGCGAGGCCCGGGTGGTGGACTACAAGACGGGCAAGAGCGCCAAGTACGCCGACCCCGATCAGTTGGAGTTGATGTCCCTGTGCGTGTTCAAGCACTTCCCTGAGATCAAGCGCGTCAAGTCCGGGCTGCTGTTCGTGATTGCGAATTCGCTGGTCAAGAGCAAGTGCGATGCATCACAGGAAGACGTGTTATGGGAGAGGTGGACGGGGCGTCACCAAAGGTTGAAAATTGCGATGGACAACGATGTCTGGAACCCGCGCCCGAGTGGGCTGTGCCGAAAGCACTGCGTGGTGCTGAGTTGTTCACACAACGGAAGGAACTGAGATGCCGTACACCAAATCACCGCGCCCGTACAAGCACGAGTACGAGATGCAGAAGCAGCGAGGTGAGCACGAGGATCGCATGGAGCGACAGCGTGCTCGGCGTGCACTGGACAAGAAGGGTGTGGAGCGCAAGGGTAAAGACGTGTCGCACACCAAGGCGCTCGCCAAGGGCGGCACCAACGCGGAC